TGATCGTAACTATGTCAAATTGGCAAAATATCTCGGCTCGGTACGCACAGAACGCACGCAGGCAGATTTGGTTGAAGATTTGCCATTCTACCGGGGATCTGTTACCCAGCGGAATGAGATGATGGCCTTGGCTATCGCTTGGGGCTATCGTAACAACGTGATTATCAAGAAGTCCTTTTCGGACGGTATTGAGTTCCTACGTGGCGAGACATTGCAACCTACTGACCTGAATCGAATGATTCTGGCTTTTAGCAGTGATATGACGGAAAACTATGATCCTGTGTATGCACCTTGGGATAAAGTTCACCGTTTGACTCAATTGAAAGATCACCACTGGGTATCACATCATTTGCTGAACGGTTATCGTAATGAAGAGAACGCACTTCCTGGCTTTAACATGGTTGTGCTCGATGTGGATGGTACATCCCAATTGAGTACTGTCAAGTTGCTGATGAAGAAGTACACCTTCCTTACGTACACCACCAAGCGCCATACCGATGCAGAGAATCGCTTCCGTCTCATTTTGCCCATTAATTATGAGCTGAAAATGGATGCGAAGGAATTTAAGGAATTCTACGGTAATATCGTGGAATCCCTGCCATTCGAGGTCGATTTGAGTTGTGCTCACCGCAGCAAGAAGTGGTTGACCAACGATGCTGGTACGTATGAGTACAACGAAGGTGAGATCTTTGATGCACTACCATTCATCCCGAAAACCAGTAAGAACGAGGCTCGTAAGACTCTGCTGCAAGATCAGCAGGGGATGGACAACCTTGAACGCTGGGTAATGAACAATATCGGGGATGGAAATCGTAATAGCATGCTATTGCGTTATGCCATGATTCTGGTAGATGCTAACTTCGGATTCGAAGATATCCGCCAGAAAGTATCGGCACTGAACGAAAAGATCGCTGATAAGCTTGAAGAGTCTGAAATCATGTCTACAGTCATGGTTACAGTCATGAAAGCCGTTTCAGCACGTCCTTAACCACAAAGGGGCATCCGCCCCTTCTTCGGAGTAATAAATGAGTTCCTTTGCACAGAAAGTCGTGGCATTCAATGCTATGTACAAAATGCCTGTGGCTACTAAGCCAACCGTTTTAGGCGCGCAGCGTCTGCGTGATCTGAAGAAAATCCTGTCCGATGAACTGGATGAAATCGATGTGCTGATTGCACAAGCTGAAGCCATCGAGCAAGGGCCGCATGTGGACGGTGCGTCCATGGGTCTGCTGGTCGGCATGGCCGATCTGATGGGCGATCTGCAAGTCTACTGCGCCAGTGAGATGGTCAAGTGGGGCTTGCCTATCGACAGCACGTTGTCGATCATCATGGAATCCAACTTCAGCAAGATGGGCGCTGACGGCCTGCCGATCTACGATGACACCGGCAAGCTACTGAAAGGCCCAGGCTACTGGAAGCCTGAACCCATGATCCTGGGCAAGCTGCAAGCCTGTCGGCACGACGGCACGCAGCAATAAAATGTTCAGCTGCCCTCCGGGCAGTTCTTTGAAATGTAGCAAGGCTCGCTGTTGGGCCTTGCATTAAGGGTTAAACCATGAGTGAAGAAATCATCGTAAATGTAAATGATAACCTGATTTTGATTGGTGGCAAGTCTGCTACCGGCAAATCGGCATCTCTGAAGGATTTGAAGAATCCAGAAGGTGTGTTGTACCTGAACTGTGAGTCAGGCAAGAAATTGCCATTCCGTTCCAAGTTCATCGAGAAAGTGATTACCGATCCGTACGAAGTCCTCCAAGGCTTCGAGTGGGCAGAATCAAAACCAGAAATTCACACCATCGTGGTGGATTCACTTACTTTTCTGCTGGAAATGTTCGTGTCCCTGTATATCGCGGGTCAAACTGACGGACGTGCTGGCTGGGGCAACTATGCTCAGTTTTTCAAGGAACTGATGCAGCAGAAGGTTGCTTCGTCGTCGAAGAACGTGATCTTTATGGCTCATACTGGCGACAAGCTGAACGAGTCGGAAGCTGTCATGGAAACTTCCGTGACTGTCCAAGGCTCACTGAAAAATGTAGGCGTTGAAGCCTACTTCTCCGTGGTCGTAGCATCGAAAAAGATGAAGATCAAGGACTTGAAAAGCTATACCAATCCAATGTTGGTGATTACCCCAGAAGAAGAAGCTCTGGGGTTCAAGTACGTCTTCCAGTGCAAGATCACGAAGGAAACTGTCAACGAGCGTATTCGCGGCCCTATCGGCATGTTTACGACCTCGGAGTCGTACATAGACAACAATGTTCAGTTGTTGTTGGAAAAGCTCAACGAGTTCTATAACGAACCGTAAGCACCAAGTGTAGTACCTCACAAGCCTGTAATGGGCTTGTGAGGAGTAGTACCCCCATTAATCAATTAAGTTAGGAAAACCTCATGAATATGCTCGCAAACCTGAAAATCGATGACAACATCGTTCTGGAACAAGAACAAGACCGCGTTGGTGGTGGCAATCGCACGCTGGACTCTGATATCTATGGCTTCGTCGTTGACGCGGCATATCTGGGTGCATCCAAGGGTGGTGCTGCCAGCGTCAGCTTCATTCTGAAAGACAAGAAAACCGGCGATCTGTTCAAGCCGACCATCTATGTAACTTCGGGCCGTGACAAAGGCTGCAAACCGTACTTCACGAAGCGGGATGAAAGCACGGGTAAAGAAACGCATACCCCATTGCCGGGCTTCCTCATTGCGAACAGCATCGCAGAACTGACGACAGGTGTGCCTCTGGCTGACCAGCCGCAGGAAGAGAAGGTCGTCAAAATCTACGACTTCGAAGCCAAGGCCGAAAAGCCGACCAAAGTACAAATGTTGGTCGATCTGATTGGCAAAGAAATCCATCTGGGCGTCATTCGTCAAACCGTGGACAAGAATAAAGACAACGGCAGTGGTGTCTACGTGCCCACCGGGGAAACACGCGATGAAAATGAAGTCGATAAAGTCTTCTGCGCACGCGAAGGCTTCGAATTCATGACCCAAACTGAAATCAAAGCCAAGCGTGCTGGTGATGATACGATCGAAGCTGTGTTCCACAAAACGTGGCTGGAAGCCAATAAGGGCAAGACCCGTAACAAAGCCAAGGGTGCAAGCGGTGCTGCGGGTGGTGTAGCCAAGAGCGCTGGCGGTGCAGCTTCGAGCAAGCCGAAAACAAGCTTGTTCAACTAAGTAATACCCAGCCAGCAATGGCTGGCTGGTAACAGATGCCCACTTCGGTGGGCATATTTATTTAAGGGAATCCAATGAGCAAACTCGATGGTGAAGACCTGACCTCGCAAGAACTTGCGAAAGCAGGCAAAACCGGCCCCCGCATCACCCGTGAGCACATCATGGCAATGCTGGAACAGGTTGAATTCCGTGTCAGCACGGTAGAAGGTAAAACCACCACATTCGTGCATGCGTACTTGGAAGGTAAATTCTTCCTCGGCACGGGTTTCAGCGCTTGTGTTGATCCGGCCAATTACGTTGCCGAAATCGGTGAACGTATCGCCCGTGAAGACGCCGTGAACAAGGCAATCACGAAGCTGTGGGAACTGGAAGGTTATCGCCTGTACCAAGGCCTGAAGAAAATCCCCTCACAACCGGAGCAACCAGAATGAGTGAAGTACAGCAAGTGTCAGTAATCGGCACGCAAATCAATGACTTGGATACATTTGCAGCATCAGTTGACCAGTGGCACGCCGCTAAAATGGAAGAAGGCAACCGCATGCTGGAAATGGGTATCAAAAATGATGCCACAATCCAGATCGAAGATCATGCCAATCCGGGTAAGCAACGTACGCTGGAGCTGACCGGTGATACTGGTGCAGCATTCCGTGTTGGTGTGGCATCGGTTCTGTACTTGTTCCAGAACCTGCCATTCGGTGTAAGCATCGAAGAAGCTCCAGCTGATGCAGCCGGGTAATGGCATTCATGTGGTGGGTTTTGACCCATCACTGAGGAACTGGGGAGCCAGTAAAGGTATTCTGGTTCCCAATAAAAGCTTACACCTTACAGATGTGGCTGTGTTCCAAGCAGTGCTGCCTACAGGGAAGATGGTTCGTCAGAACAGTCTCGACCTTGAATCGGCACTGCAAATCTGTACCGCTGCTGCTGCCTTCGCAAAGGGGGCGCAAGCCATCTTTGTGGAAGTTCCACATGGTAGCCAGTCTGCCCGCGCCATGGCCTCATACGGCATATGCATAGGTATTCTGGGAGCCTTACGTACCATGGGCATTCCTTTTATTGAAGTGAGTGCTGACGAGGTAAAGTTGGCAACTGGTAATAAGAAAACAGCAACCAAGAAGGACATGATCAATTGGGCTATGGATAGACACCCAGAAGCCAATTGGCCCATGTACACAAAAGGTGGTGTATCCGTTGTAAGTGAGGCGAAGGCTGAACATATGGCAGATGCCACAGCTGCAATCTA